CACAAACCCGAAAAAATCGAAATCTAACTGCACATTACAACCCTGCGACACCACATGTCGCACCTGTATGTTAACATCCCTGCGATGTTATTCTGATGTAATAATTATAGCTAAAAAATAGGAGTAAATTATGGCTAATGAAATGAATATCCCCCCGATTAGACCCAAAGACCTAATCCCAGAAATTATAGATAATACCCGTGCGGGTATCTCTACATTTATCTGGGGCCCCCCAGGTGTAGGTAAATCACAAATTGTTAAAGCTGTTGCACAACAACTTAACAGATCACTTATGGACTTTCGTAGTAACTTGTTCGACCCTGTCGATGTGCGTGGTATACCATTCCATGACGCAGTCGAGGGTACACACATGACCTACTGGGCTCCACCAAGTATATTCCCTTACGAGCATAGAGATTCACCAGAAGGTATTTTCTTTCTAGACGAGCTCACTACTGCACCACAAGCTACACAAAATGCTTTCTTGCAGCTTGTGCTTGACGGTAAAGTAGGTGATTACACATTACCTGCAGGCTGGTGTTGTATCGGTGCAGGCAATAGATTATCTGATATGGCAGCTGTGTATGACATGCCAGCACCAATGAAAAACAGGTTCTTGCAATATCATCTAGATGTTAACTTAGATGACTGGTGTGAGTGGGCTGCACAAAACAATATAACTGACCTTATTACGTCATTTATACGTTTTAGACCTAACTTGTTATTCAACTTCGACAGTTCTGACACAGCGTTTCCTACACCAAGAAGTTGGGAAATACTTAACAAAAAGTTACAGTTTAATGACAACACAGAAAGTGATCGTTTCTTTCATGGTGTGTCATCACTAATCGGTCAAGGTCCTGCAGGTGAGTTTGTTACATTCAAACTCAACAGAGACAAAATGCCTGACATCGATCAATTAATTAGACAACCAAACGCAGCAAAAGTTCCTAAAGATGAACCTGCAATCATGTATGCCATAGCAGGTGCTATAGCAGCTAGATCAACAGATGAAAACTTTGACAAGGTTTGCCAATATGCAAATCGTATGGAACCTGAGTTTCAAGTAGTGCTTATGCGTGATGCACTTTCTCGTAACCCTAATTTAGCTACGACATCCGCATATCAGTCGTGGTTAGCCAAAAATGCAACGGAGATAATATAATGGCAACAGTAAGAATGAGTGACAAACTCAAATGGGCAACAGTAGACGAAGCTGAACGGCAGTTTGCAAATGTTAATAAAAACAAAGAAATATCTTTAGATATTGGTGATGCAATTTATACAAAATATGTATTGCCAGTTGTTGAGTCAGCGCAATCTTTTATACTTAAACACCCAAATGTTAAAAACTTTATAAGATTAGATACTGCTTCTTCATTACAAATTGGTTTTGTAATACCTGCGTATGACGACGAAACAGAAATGACTTACAGTAGCTCAAATACTATAGAAATGTCTGCTGAACGTACGACTCCAGCAGCTGGTAATAATAATTACCATAACCACATTTCGTTCTACATCCCTCATGATTGTGAAGAAGCTATTCAAATCAAAGAAATTAGAGATTATAACGAAGACATCCATAATAGAGCTTATGAATACAGAAACAAAGTTTCAGATACTTTAGATAACTTTACAACTGTAAATCAAGCTCTTAAAGCATGGCCAGCGTTAGAAAAACTAATTACTGATTCATGGGTTTTGCAACGTGTTAACGAAAAAGTTCAACGCAAAAAGAAACAAGATGAACAACGTGCTGAGATCGAGCTTAATGAAACTGATCTTAATTCAGTAATTTTAACTAATGCGTTAATCGGAGATGACTAATGTTTACTTGTAATGTTAGGTATTAAAAAACGAAATTGGGCTCCTGATAGCCCAGAGGTAAAAACTATGAAAACCGATTACATATTTCAATTTGACTCTACTAATCATGGTACTGTTGATTGGCAATTTCATTCAAAAGTTGCTGATAAAATGCACCATGTTGTATGGATGGTAAATAAATCAGATTTAGTTGTACTTACAAATTTAGATAAAGAAACTAAAAAAGAAGTACATCAAGAACTATTTGAAAGTTTTGATTCTGTAAATCAATCAGTTAGAGACCATAACAACAAAAAAGCACGCGAACGTCGTGCAAGGAGTAAAAATGTCTGATGATGACGATAACAATATAATTGATCTAGACGATCACAGACCTAAAAAAGGTTTTTCATTTAATGAGTTCTGGGATTTTGTAATGCGAGAACAACCAGATAATCTTCCAGATAGATTTAAAGAGATGGATGCAGAACAAGCATATAAAGAGCTTGGTATAGGCACTCCATATTTTATAACTATTTTATGGGGTGCTGACCCAAAAGGTCATAACCAAAAACCTATTACATATGTATTTTTTACTGAAGATGAACGTGAAGCATTTGTAAATGGTATGAATGCTATGGATGGTTGGGAAACATATGATGCTCACATGCATGACTATCCTAAAACTTTCGATGTAACTGATTTTGACAACTGGAGCAAAGACGATGAGTAATTCATTCACAAAAGCTAGGTCTAGGCTTTTATTAGACAATCCTTTCTTTGGTACATTAGCTCTTAAGCTTTTGCCAAAAGAAGACCCATCACAACCAACTGGTTATACAGACGGTAAAGTGCTTGGTTACAATCCTAAATGGTTTGAAAAACTTAGTTCACAGCAACAAGTAGGTTTCATTGCCCACGAAATAATGCACATTGTTTACATGCATATATTTCGTAGAGAACAGCGTCATGCTAAAAAATGGAATGTAGCTGCAGACTATGTAATCAATTACAACTTAGTACACGATTGCAAAATGGTGTTACCTGATGGTGTGTTGATTGATGAACAATACAAAGGGATGACCACTGAGCACGTGTACAACTTGTTACCAGAACCAGAAGATGACGATGGTAATTCAATACCATGGGACGACTTACCTGAGGACTTCGGTGGTTCAGGTGCAGTAAGAGATGGTACACCATCTAATGGATCATCGACCAAAGAACAACAAAAATGGACCATCGATATCAACCAAGCTTATGAAGCAGCTAAAATGGCTGGTAAATTACCTGGCGGTTTATCTAAAATTATTGACGAAATAGTTAAACCTAAAGTTAACTGGAAAGCAGTACTTACAAAATTTCTTACAAGCACTGCTAAAAACGACTACTCATGGCTTAAACCAAACAGACGTTTCCTGGGTCAAGACATGTACTTACCTAGTCTTTACAGTGAGCGATTAGAATCTATTGTAGTTGCAGTAGATACATCTGGTTCTATTACTGACGAAGAGTTACAAATATTTGCTTCAGAAACCAGTGCAATACTAGCTTCTATGGACCCAGAAAAAATAGAATTTTTACAATGTGATACTCAAATAAATCAGCATGATACTTATACACGCGAAAGCTTGCCTCTTAAAGTAGAATTTAGAGGTAGAGGTGGTACTGACTTTGCACCTGTATGGGAATACATTAAAGAAGAAAACCTTAATCCAAAAGCTTGTATTTATCTAACAGACTTATATCCATGTGACTGGGGTGAGCAACCACCTTATCCAGTTCTATGGATATCAACTACAGACGTAGATAATGTGCCATTTGGTGAAGTTACAAGGATTCAGGTATGATACTAATTATAGGAGTTAAAAATGGGAAGAGTTAAAGAAGCTGTACAAGATGCTTTAGACGAACACGGAGAATGCATTGATGCATCTTATTATGCTACGCGAAAAGAATGGTCTAAAACTCTATTAGACGCAAAATTAAAATCTGCTCATCATGTAGATGAACGTCAATTACTTGTTGATGAAATGACTAGATATTGTTTAATCAAAACAGGTCTTACGCACCCTAATGTATTTAGTTGGAATGATGTTATTACTTTTTATCTTGATTCAGAACGTTCTTATGACTGAGTTTACTAACGAAGTAGAAAAACAACGTGCATTGCTTGAGTTAGAAGAATGGCGTAAACAAGTTAAATATTTACACTCTAACCGTGGTTTAAAAATTGTAAAATTTAATGACGAAAGTAAATATATTTATAAAGCAGGCACTAATATTCTTATAGACTCTATTCCCAGCCCTCATAGAAGACGAACATTAATTGATATGATGTTCAACAGTATATAATTTCCACCCCCAGAGCAAAGGAGCGTTTGTGCATTACAAATTTAACAAAAACTGCAAACAGCATGTGCAACATTATTTTTACATCAATTTTTATTCATCGACACAAATTCCTGTCGTGTACAACAACAAACAAAGGATTACTTAATGATAACAATAACACTCGATTTTGAAACATATTATGATGTTCATTTTTCCTTGACAAAACTAACAACACCTGAGTATGTCAACCACTCTGATTTCAAAGTATGGGGTGTAGGCATAAAAGTTGAAGACCAAGAAACTGTGTGGTTACAACCCGACGAAATAGAAGCAGAGTTTGCTACATACGACTGGGAAGACGTAGCTCTTGTGTGTCAAAACACTCCTTTTGATGCGTATATACTTTCCCAGGTATATGGAATTAGTAATGTAGGTTATTACTACGATACAGCTGCAATGAGCCGTGGTTTGTATCCTTCACAAAGTGCTAGCTTATCTGCACTTGCAGAACGCCTCTGGCCTAACGATGTAAGTATGCGTAAAGGACTTGAACTTGTTAATGCAAAAGGTGTACGTGATCTTGATCCTGAACTTGATGCTGAAATAGGTGGTTATTGTATTCAAGATTGTGAACTTACATATGCAGCCTGGCAAAAAATGTGTGTTAACTATCCAAAAAACGAACTTGATCTGATAGACCTAACAACTCGTATGTATGTTGAACCTAAATTAGTGCTTGATCCTGAAGTATGTATTGCTCATCGTGACAACTACAAAAAAGCAGGAGATGATGCTGTACGTAATTCAGGTGTTGACCGAGACATACTTAGCTCTAATCCAAAGTTTGCGCAACACATCGAAGAAGCGTTGGGAATTGTAGTACCAACTAAGAAATCACCACGTACAGGTAAAATGATCCCGGCATTAGGTAAAACAGACTCTGGTTACATACAAATGTGTACAATGTATCCTGAACACAAACACATCTGGGATGGCAGAACAGCAGTAAAATCACGCATCGAAGAAACTAGAGCCGATAGATTTTTACGCGCTATTAACAAAGACGGCAGTTTTTCTGCACCACTTAAATATTATGCTGCTCATACAGGTAGGTTTGGTGGCACAGAAAAAGTTAACTTACAAAATTTACCTAGAAACAGCGCATTGCGACGTGCAATACAAGCTCCAGCAGGAGAACTCTTGTATGTATCTGACTTAGCAAACATAGAAGCTAGAATGCTTGCGTGGTTAGCCAACGAGCCTTACTTACTTCAAACTTTTGCAGACGGTGGGGATGTATACAGTGAGTTTGCATCTCAAATATACAATAGACCTATTACTAAAGCTGACAAACTTGAACGCTATGTAGGCAAAACAGCAGTGCTCGGTCTTGGTTATGGTATGGGTGCTGACAAATTTAAATACACACTTTCCACTGGATCACCATCTGTCGATGTAAGTGACACAGCTGCTAAAACAATTGTAAATCAATATCGTACTTTTTACCCAAACATTCCCGGTCTCTGGAATCAGTGTAAACAATTACTTTATGCAATGTTAAACCAAGCACAATCTGGAACAACTTATGGACCATTGACCGTGGGACTTCACCAATTAGGTCTGCCAAATGGTATGGCTCTTAAGTATCCTACACTTACATACAGTCCCAGGGACGGTCAGTTTATGTACATGTCATATAAACGATCCGAACGCCTGTATGGTCCAAAACTAACAGAAAACATCGTCCAAGCGCTTGCAAGAATTGTGTTAACTGAACAAATGTTAATACTACAACAAGAGCCCGAGCTAGATGTTGTATTAACTGTGCATGACGAATTAATACTTAAAGGGCCTAGTACAAACTGTGATAAACACATGAATCGCATACTTGAAGTAATGAAAACTCCACCCGATTGGTGCAAAGACCTTCCATTAGATGCTGAAGGAGGGTATGATATTTCCTATTCTAAATAACCATATGAATTGTGAAAAATCTAATACTAACCAGGAGGAAGGGAGAAAAGATTGTACTACACATAGACGGTCATATTGTAGCTATGTGCACAGTAACTGGATTAGGAAACAAACAAGTTAAGTTAGCTTTCGAAGCTGACAAAGAAATTAAAATTGACAGAGAGGAAATTTATCAGGAAAAATTATGATAATGTAAAATCTCTAGGAGGGAAATAACATGGAACTTATATTCTTAAGCTCTAAACAAAAATTAGTAAAAGAAATCTCAGATAAAGGTGTTACGCCTTACCCATTAGTAAAAAACTTTACATCTCACACTGAGATGGTAAATGACTGTAATGAATTATTTACTACACTTACAACACATGCTGCAGCAGGTCATTGTCTGCATAAAGGTTTGCTTACTAAAAAATTAAAAAACTCCCCCAGAGCAGGTATGGCAGACCGTAATGCTCCAACTGACTATATTGTATTTGATTTAGACGGTATACAATTACCCAATTGCAGTGTTCCAAATGTAATAGAAGAAGATGATATTAAAACTATTGCTAAACAGTTTGTACATTATCTACCTTCAGAATTCCAAGACGTAAGTTATGTTGCACAAGCTTCGGCCTCCCTGGGATGTAAAGGTAACACTATATCAATGCATTTATTTTTCTTACTAGAACGTCCTGTTTATCCACGTGCATTAAAAGAGTGGTTTAGATCATTAAACTTCTCTATTACTATGTTAGCTGAGCAACTTAAATTATCTTCTAATGGACAATCATTAACATATCCAATTGATATATCTGTAGCTGACAACTCAAAACTTATTTATATTGCCCCACCTAAATTTATTAATATACAAGACCCATGTTCTGGATCAAGGTTTGTAAAGATTGACCGTGGTTCATCAACTATAGATATATTTCCATTAGTAAAAGAAGTTAACAGAGAACGTTTAAGTAATCTCAGTATACAAGTTAAAAATAATTTACGTAAAGAGATAGGACTTCCAAAGAAAAATGCTAAAACACAAAACTTAGCCGTCGGAGACGAGTTTGTAGAACTATTAGATAACCCTGACAAAATGACGATACAAGTTAGCAGGGTAAGCGAGCCGTATGTAAACTGCAACATTAACAATGGCGACAGTGGTGGTTATTATTTCTTATTAACTAACCCACATTATATGTACAACTTTAAAGGTGAGCCTATATGGGAAATAGAAAAAGCTGACCCTGAATTTTATCGTTGGATATTTGAAAAATTTCAAGACAAAATTAGTAAAGATAAAAATTTAAAACCTGTAGTTCTAAGAGATTTCTTTACTGACACTTATTACAATGGTTTGTTTGATACTAAACTACAACAGTTTGATGACAGCTTTCCATTAACACCTACAAACAAAACTAGTTTAGAAGGTTTTATGAAAAGTCATAACAGACCTTCTCCAGACTTTATTCCTGATGCTCGTGTCGTATTTGATCCCTCTAATAACACGGGCATCAACCTTAAAGAAGTACCTTATTACGTAAACATGTACCGTCAAAGCGAGTATATGCTTGCAGCACAAACACCAGATGAAGAGCTAGAGTATGGCACAGCTATAAAACTTCACGATACTACTCCAAATGTTTATAAACTTATTACTCACATACTTGGCGGAGGCACAACTGAGTTTGAACACTTTATTAATTGGCTTGCTTATATATACCAAAACAAAAACAAAGCTATGACTGCATGGATACTTACAGGCGTCCCGGGCACTGGTAAAGGTTTGTTCATCCACAAAATATTAAAACCATTGTTTGGTGAAGCACAAGTTCCTATGCGTGCTTTAGAAAACATAGAAGAACAATTTAACTTATACATGCGAACAGCGCTGTTCCTTGCAGTAGATGAATTTCGAATGGGTGATTCAGGCAACATAGGTAAAATGGCTGACAAACTTAAACACCAAATAACAGAACCTAATCTAACAATCCGTGCTATGCGCACAAACCAAATAGAGCTACCAAGTTTTTGTAACTTTATATTTTTAACTAACAGAGCTGACGCAGTAAAAATCGAAGAAGGTGACAGACGTTACAACGTAGCTCCCCGGCAAGAACGTAAGTTAGAAGAAGTATATCCAGAACTACTTACAAACATAAATGAGTTATCCACAGAGCTGTATGTATTAGCAGGCACTCTTAAAACTTTTAAAGTAAACGAGCGTATGGCTCATACAGTACTTGAGAACACAGCTAAAGAAGAGATGCGTCAAGTTAGTATGTCTGTTTTAGAAGAATTTGCTACTGCAATAAAAACAGGCGATCTACCTTTCTTTACTGATATATTAGATATACCACTTACAAACGCATTTGATGCTGGTGGAATAAGTACAGCACAAAGATATGTAAAAAATTGGATAGCTACTGCTAATGAAGAATTAGTTATACCTGTAGCTCATCTAAAACTTGTGTATGACATACTGACAGACAGCAAAAATAAAATGTCTGTAAGGGACTTTACAAAAGCTATGTCACGTCTTAATATAAAACCTAGTCGGAAGAGAATCGGTACCGACAGAACAACTTCAGCCCCCAGGGGAGTTGTAATAACATGGATAATAACGGAAGATATTAAAGATAACTTAATTAAGGATTATTTCGATTCGAATGACCAATCCCTCCTCAACACCGCTTAAACTTACCGCAGATAAGAGATCAGATATAGTTGAAGCATTTACAAAGCCCGATGAGCTTGGGCTTGTACCCGCATGGTCTTATTCAGGACTTAAAGTATTTGAAACTTGCCCATATAGAACCTATATAGCAAAAGTTAAAAAAGTTTATGAAGAAGCAGGTCCCGCAGCTGAACGTGGTTCACGTATTCATCAGCTGGCTGAAGACTATGTACAAACTAAAATTGCTGAATTACCCGACGAATTAAAAAAATTTACTTCACAATTCGAACAGCTCCGAAATTTATTTGTAGAAGGTAAAGTAGAAGTAGAAGGAGAGTGGGGTTTTACTTTAGATTGGGATGTTACAGGTTGGATGACACCTGATACTTGGGCCCGTGTAAAGTTAGATGCAATTGTACACGAATCAGAAACTTCAGCTCGTGTAATAGATCATAAAACAGGTAAAAAGTTTGGTAATGAAATAGCACACGGTCAACAAGCATTAACTTATGCTATTGGTACATTTTTTCGCTACCCATTACTAGAACACGTACAAACAGAATTGTGGTATTTAGATCAAGCAGAAACTACAACACAAGCTTATACTAGAGATGAAGCAATGGTATTTGCACCTGGACTTCACCAACGTGCGCTTGCAATGACAACAGCTACATCTTTCCCCCCTAATCCTGGCAAAGATAATTGTCGTTGGTGCCCTTACAAAGAAGGAGAACATCCTATTTGTGAGTGGGGCGTTAAATAAACCCACAAGTACAAGAGCTGGCCATCTTTTGATGTGAATGCTCGCTTGACGCTCGCATCACAAGCCAGAATACCATTTCTTGTAGTCGTAGGTTTTTACCCTACGATGATTTTTTTATGTATTTATAGGAGTAAATATATGTCGCTAATAAAAGCAAAAAACTTAGCACGCAAATCACTTAGTGTTTTGTGTCTAGTCGGTGCTGGAGCTGCTGGTTTAGGTATCACTGCTTTAGCTTTTCTTTACACAATGCAAGCTGTCGGTCTTACACTGATGCTTGTATTATTTTTAATAATCTTATGGAGGTTACCCAATGCATAGTTTTATAGCTACTGCTACCACTTTATTGTGGATTCTTATAGAGGCCATTCAATTTGGCTACATGGCATACTTAATCTGGAAGGAGAGAAACAATGATTACAATAGGTATAATCAGCGCGTTCGGGCTGCTGTTGCTAGCGTTTAAAATTGCTGGCAGGAAAGTTATCGGTTTAGATATATTCTTCGACATCGGTATCACTGCTGCTCTAATGGTTATGTTTGCTGGCACTTTTTCAGGTATGGCTGCTGCTATGATCGGTGGTCTTTCTGTGTCTATTGCACTTCTTATCATGCGTAAAACCATGTCTCACGAAGTTCTTAAGATAGAGAAAGGTAAACCTACATGGCATAAAGTTAAACCTTAAAAGCCACAAACATGTTATAATAACCTTGTATATCGAGGAACGATACTACTATGAACGACGAACTAAAAGCTTACGACCATCAAGTCACTACGACTAATTTTATACTCAACAACCCAAGATGTTTAATTACATCTGATCCAGGCACTGGTAAAACTAGGTCTGTATTAGATGCATTTGTACAACGGGGCAGTAAAATGTTAGTCCTTGCTCCGCTATCTATACTAGAAGCAGCGTGGGCAGATGACATTTTAAAGTTTCAACCAAATATAAAATATGATTTAGCGTATGCTAGAAATCGTAAAAAAATATTTGAAGCCTCTGATAACGAGGTTGTTATAACAAATTTTGAAGCTGTTAATTTCTTAGTTAAAAATAAACATTTATTAGATAGTTTTGACACTATATGCATAGATGAATTTACAGCTTTCAAAAACAGAACTTCTCAACGTTCTAAAAACCTTGCTAAAATTATAGAACATTTTGAATATAGAATTGCTATGTCAGGTACTCCTAACAGTAATACTATACTAGATATATGGCATCCTACTTTTATAGTTGATGATGGACAACGTCTAGGTAAACGTTTTTATTCATTCCGTCAGCAAGTATGCACTTCTAAATTTAATGGTTTTGCTAATGAATGGATAGATAAACCAGATGCAGAAGAAGCAGTAGCAAATGTACTTAAAGATATTGTTATACGCTATGCATTAAATGATTGCATAGACTTACCTGAAACATCTGTACGTACTATGTATACAAATTTATCTGCTAAAACTAGAAAAGCATACAATACGCTGTCTGAAGAATCTGTTTTGTACACACAACAAGGTACTATAAATGCTGTAAACGCAGGTGCTAGAGTTAAAAAATTATTACAACTAATTACAGGTGCTATTTATGATCAAGAAGGTAATGTACAGTTTGTTCATGAAGAACGTTACGAACTTATTATGGACCTTATTGAACAACGTAAACACTCGTTAGTTGCATTTAATTGGAAACACGAACGCGATAACTTAATTAATTTAGCAGAAAAACGTAAACTTTCTTATGCTGTTATTGATGGTGATGTAAATGTAAAAGAACGTAAAGCTATCGTAGATAGATATCAAAATGGTCATATACAAGTTTTGTTTGCACATCCACAATCAGCTGGTCATGGTTTAACACTTACTAAAGGCACTTGCACAATATGGTCATCTCCTACGTATAACGCAGAACATTTCCAACAGTTTAACAGGCGTATACATAGAGCAGGACAAACACAAAAAACAGAAACAATACTTATAGCAGCTAGAGATACATGGGAAGAAGCTGTCTATGAAAAACTAAATACTAAAATGGGTAGAATGGAAAATCTATTAAAGGTACTATGTCAGCTATCATGAAAAAACTAACTTTAGATTTTGAAACCAAGTTAGCTGTAGATGCTTTAACTGAATTACCTAAAAGCGCTTTAGCTACTGCACTAGTATTTGCAATTGCAGAAGGACTTTCTGTAGATAATCCACCCTCCGATGAAGAAGGAATGAACCTTGTCTTATCAGAAGCTTCTTTGCAAGCAATACAATTAGCAGAAGGTATAGACATAATATTTAATTCAACAAAAGATGTAACGAGGCATTAAAAATATGGAAGAAGTAGAAATTACTATGGAAGAAGCTCATCAAATAATAGAGTCTGAACAGAATCTAGATGACTTAATGAACAAGCTTACTGATATGCGCGAAGTTATAGCATCAACCGAAGAAGGTTTGAAAGAGCTAAAACAACGCAAAACTGATCTAGAAGCTAAACTAATTGCTAAAATGAACGATCAAGGACTTGATCGTATCGGCAATGATCGGTGTTCAATTTCTGTTAAAACAGAGATTGTTCCTACAGTAGAAGACTGGGACGCAGTGTACAGACACATACTCTCTACGGAGCAGTTTGAGTTATTACACAAACGCATGTCAGCCTCTACTTACCGAGAATTTCTCTCCTTGGACATGGAGCTCCCTGGAGTGAAACCAACGGACGTGATTCGTATTAATTACAGATCACGATAACATTAACTATGAAATAAGGAAGAAGAACTATGGTTGAATCAACAGCAATAGAACTCGTCTCTAAAGACGTTCCAGCTCACGTAACAAAAGGTACGGGCTTAGGTAACGAAGAAGTGGGTCAAGCTAATTCAAACAATGTCAAACGAAGTGGACCCAAATCACAGCGAATACATTGAAGGGTTAGTACCTGGTAATTTCATAAATAGCGTAACTAAAGAAAATTATGGTACCGAGATGTATGTCTTGAATATCAAGTTTACTGAAGATTTCGTTGTTTGGAAAAAACGTGAGATCGGTGGTGGTTTGGTAGGTAATTTTAAAAGCCTAGCAGAAGCTACTGATTATTTAACATCTCAAGATTTAGATGTCGAACAGCATGACATAATACAGACTCAGTCTCATTTATTAATGCAAAAAGACGCTGAAACTGGAATGTTAGGTATACCTTTTATTATGGATTTTGCATCTTCTAAGTTGCGTGTATCACGCTCTTGGAATTCACAAATCCAAACTAAAGGTGGTGATCGTTTCGCTTCTCTATGGAAAGTCAAATCAGTGCAAACTGCTAACAAAGTCGGACAAAAGTTTATGAACTTAAGTGTTGACTTTGAAGGTTGGTCTACTGAAAAAGATTACCTAGAAGCTAAGAAACTTTACGAAACGTTATAAGTTAACGCTTATGAATGAACATTCGTTCATTAAGTCTATACACACAAACATATCTCGCGATGTGTTTGTGTGGAAGATTTTAGACAAGTACCAAGGAGGTGTTCCAGATACATTTTATTCGGGCCCTTCTGGGTATTTGTTTATTGAATATAAATATGAATCAAAGTTGCCTAAAAAATCTACAACCAAAATAAAAATTGCACTTACAGAACTGCAGCGTACCTGGTTAAGTAGAGCACAATCTCATCGTCATCTTGCATACATAGTTTTAGGAACCCCTGCGGGTGTGTACATTACAGATGATATTACTGAAAAAGAAATTACAAAAGAAAGACTAGTAGAAGAATCTGTTACAAAAAAAGAATTTATTAGTAGAATAGAAATGGTGTGCTTGCGACACAGCACAATATTATAGGAGTTAATATGAAAAATGACGCAGTCAACAATCCAAAACATTACAACCAAGGACTTATAGAATGCATTGATGCTATACAAGCAATGCTTAGCCCTGAAGAGTTTGTAGGTTATTTACGTGGCAACAGCTTAAAATATCGTTGGAGATTTCGATATAAAAATGGTTTAGAAGACCTAGAAAAAGCTGAATGGTATGAAAAACGTTTAAAAAAAGCTGTACAAAAACTAGACAGTTAGTATAAAAAATGCAATATTATCAATGTTATAAGCTTTAAAAACTATATTTCGGAGGTCTTATGAGTATTTTAGCGACATTAACAGGCGAATGTGACAGCCTATCAGACAACCCTTGTATTGGTTGGTGCACTACTAGACAGTTCGGAGATGACCGTTGTAAAGGTTGTGGAAGACTAGAAAGTGAGATACAACAATGGGTTGAATACACTATCTTAGAAAAGAAATTAATTAATATTAGAAATGCTGGAGAAGGCTACACAATTAAACAATGTGTGCCTACAGGTTGGCGGCCTAATATTAAGCCAAAATCGTATAAAGCAAAAATATAAATAAACCATTACTTATCAGTAATGGGATATACACATTAAAAAAAGGACCCACCACGGGAGATGATGGGCCCTTTAGTTTCTCGAGGAGGAGAGAAAACCTTACGATACGTAAACCCACATCTCTAGAGTACCTGAAGTAACATCAGTACCTGGAGCGACTGTGCAAAGCATATCAACTGTATCATCAGCAGTGTAAGTATATGGTGCTGCGTTAGCATCTTCATGATCTGCAGTACCAGCTTGACCTACTGTAGAACCATCGATAAATCTATCGACATCACCACCATCACCAATATCAAATACTAAAGCAGGAGACCCGTTTGTATCTAGGTCACTTGATTTAACTTTAACATTGTGAACTGTTTCACCAGCAAAAACGTCAACCATTTGATAAACATCAGAAGCATTAGGTGCAGCAGATATAGTTAATTTTGCGTATCTAACGCCTATGTTGCCATCTGGAAAAGGTTTAAAAACCTGATTCCCATCGACTTGGGGAGAAGTAAATGTAGCCATTTTAATTCCTTATAATATAATTAAACAAATGTACTTATGTACATCTATTAAACATAATGCTTTTATAGTATATGTCAACTGTTAAGGAGAATAAAGTTTGTCTACTTATGTATATGTAAAACGCAGTAAAATTCGCTACAACTACAAAAATCCTAGAAACGTAGAGTTTAAAAAAGTGCGATTAGCTGCAGCATTTAACATGTGCCATAAAAAAGACATAGGCTGGGAACGTGCTAAAAAAGGCGAATATGAAGAATGGTTAAAAGCTATGAATAAAAAACGTTAAATTATTCCACGCACTGATAACTCATTAACAGCCATTAGTATTGGAACCATTCCAACCGTTGCAATTAAAATAAGAAAAAATTTAAGGGTGTCGAGCATGGCCCGCATTATACAGTATCACTTATGCTTATTAAATAGCATAAATAAAATTAATTTAAATATTTACGCTTTACCCGCTCTTTTATTTCTTTTGAACGATCTATTAGCAGATGGCGTCGTAACCACAGTATTGCCACTAGAATTATCAAGAGGGTTACCGTTTCTATGATGAATATCTTTTCCATCTCCTTTACTTACACTCCCAGACTTTTCAGCTATTCTACGAGCTGCATTTCTAGCGGCTCTTCTTTTCTTTTGTGCATCAGTGCCTTGGTAATTAGCGTATTCTTTTTTATAATCTCTTTTATAATTTTTACTACTAGGCATTTTTAAACTCCTCCCAACGCATAAACGTTTGGGTGTTGTAATCCCAAAACAAACCTAAATAACAGTTATCCACTTAAAGGATTATCCCCGCTTTCTTTTACTTCGTTTTCTAAGTCTTCTAATTCACTCCAAATACGCTCTACATCATTTGTTAATGCAGCTATGCTAGCTTTTTGTTCACTTGTATCAGGTATAACAATACTATCTATTGATTTATTAATATATTCAACAGAGGTTTCAATAGCTGCAAATCTTTCTTCTATAGCTTGTTGTGCAGTTTCTGTATCTCCTATCCCACCAATTTTAGCTTCTAAATTTTCTAAACGATTAACGTAAGTAGCACCTGTGTAACCAAAACCGGCTAATGTAGTAATTATTCCTACTAAAGCTATTATTTGTGTAGTTTTATTTTGAAACCAATCCATAATATTTCCTAAAGGTTAGGTTGTAAGTTTACCATCTCGGTTAGAGTATTCAAACTAGTTCCTGCTAGTTGATAAAACGCTTGAGTATTATCATTCATGGTTACATCTGTGTAGATGTCACGCGGCTCATACCAAACAGTTTGGTCTTGTAGTTGCACATCTCTGTATGTATTAAACCCAGGAACATAACCTAAGTAAGCAACTAGTGTAGATTGGTCTGCATATTCGCCTGTTTCTTGTAGTTCTTCTTCTGCTTGTTCTTGTTGAGCTTCTATATTTTGTGCAACTATTTGTTCAGCAACTTGATCTGCTTCGCTTGCAGTCATGACTCCTGAAACAGCTGTATCTATATCACCCTGCATATCTTGTACTTGTACTTCAGCCATAACCATTTGTGGTGAATCATCGACCGTGGGCATTGGACTTATGGAAACTGTTATATCTCCTGTGCCGCCTGAACTCATAGATAAAACTTGTTGAGTTTGGACATTAGCAGAAGCTATTTGGTCAGACATACTAGGTGAACTACTTGTACTTACACCCCCAGAGGAGCTAGAAACAGCACTATTATTTCCAGAATTTGAAGAATTACTAGAGTAACTACTACTACTTCCACCTGAATAAACGTTCGTAGAGCGCGTTCCTGCGTTAACATTTACACTGCTACTGGCGGTTCTTAGTGTACTAGCGACAACAGATAAAGCTGAAATTCTAACAGAACTCCGTTGTTCACCATTAGGTCTACTTTCATCTTCTTCTGCAAATAATTCTTCTACTTCTTCACGGGCTTCTTCTTCACGGATTTCTTCACGGGCTTCTTCACGGGCTTCTTCTGTTTCGGTATTGCGGTTTTCACTACTTTCTGCAATCTGCCTCTCTTCATAAACTTCTTCATGTTCTGCCATTTCTTCTTCAAACCATTCTTCCAGTTCTTCAAAAGTTTCAAAAGTTTCTTCATATAATTCTTCACGTTCTATTTCCTCTCTTATTAATGTTTCAAATTCAAATATATCTACTAATTCTTCAACGTCAAATACTTCAATGTAATTGTCTCTAGGTTCAAAACCTGTTGGGTCTAAGTATATTTCTTCTATTAATATAGACTCTTCTTGTGGAGCATCCCATAAATCTATAAGTACATCCACGTCTTCATAATCTTCATGGGGTGTGCTGTCCCATATTACCACACCATCATTACTAAATTGAACTTCGTCACCATACCATTCATCTACTTGTTCTTGTCCAAACTCTTCTACGTCTATTTCATACCATTCTTCATCGGTAAATTCCATGCCTGCATAAGGATCGTCGTGTGTATGTGGGTCTTCATACCCATAGTCTACGTTTGTATCATCAAAAAATGCTACAGATTCTTGTTGTCTATACCCAGGACAAAAAGGTGCATACTGTGGGTCATCATCACATTGTTGGTCATCATAAGCTTGCCAATAATTAGGACAAGACTCACTATGGAGTTGGGTAATATTACATTGTTGGGTT